GATGGTAAAGTGAAAGAAATTGAAGTAGGCTCTACAGGTGGAGAAAAAGTGGAAGTAAAGTGCCACGCCTCGGACACTGCAAGCATGAAGGCTCGAGGTGAAGCAGAGGTAAAAAGGCGTACTTTTGATGGGTATGATGGCAGCATCACAACCTGGCTAATCCCTGAATGCAATCCTGGTGATACAGCGAGCATTCACGATGGAGATTATACATACAAAGACGGTACTTATTTCGTGCGTTCGGTGACAACTGAATTTTCAGAAGGTGGAGGAAAGCGCAAAGTTGAATTAGGATATAGATTAAGTTGATATGGACCAATACAAAGAACTCGCAACGCTACTTAAACAAGCATCATCACATGGTGGTCGTGTAACTATTTTGCAAGGAATTGTGAAAGAAGTTAGCGGTATAACGTGCACTGTTGAGATAGGTAGCTTAACTGTTTCAGATGTTCGCCTTCGTGCTTCTGAAAAGCAAGAAGAAACGCAAATACTAATAACGCCTGCAATTGGTTCAGCAGTTATCCTTGCAAGTCTTTCAGGCGACATGACAAACCTTGTAGTAGTAGCTGTAGATGTAGCAGAAAGCATCACTATTAATGGTGGTAAACTTGGAGGTTTAATAAACATTGAAGCTTTAACAGCAAAGCTTAATGAGTTGGTTCAGGTCTTTAATTCGCACACGCACACTGCACCAAACGGACCGACAACACCACCGACAACAACTGCGAATCAACTGCAAAGAGCAGATTATGAGGATGAAAAAATAAAACATTGATGAGAGCTATAAAATTAAATAACTTCGAGATAGATGTACAGCCAAAGTTTGACGATGAAGGCAAAATACTTTCAGGCTTACGTTTGGGCGATACGCTTAGACAGAATCAAGCGTTAATATTGGTGCTTCATCAAGGGGAGCTCAAAGAACGTCCAGAGGTAGGCGTGGGAATCGAAGATATGCTTTTAGATAACGACATTCTTTATTGGAGAAGTCGAATCAGAGAGCAGTTAGAACTTGATAATCAGAATGTAGATAAGGTGAGAATAACTACACGAGGAATTGAAATTAATGCAAGTTACTAAAAAGAAAGGAGGAAATTATGCAAAAGAATACAAAAGAATGGATTCAATATGGCAGTGCGCTAGGCATGCTTGCTAGTGGTGTTTGCCTTGTGTTTTTATGCTTTTTCTTCAACAATTACGACTTGAAAGATTCTGTGTTATGGTATGTTGGTCAATGCCTTGTTTATGCTGGTTCGGTGTTCGGAATTAAGGCTTACATTAACTCAAAATATGGCGACATCAAGACGTTTGTTGAAAAAGAAATAAAGAAAGAAGAACAAGAACATGAGAAATATTAAATACATAGCTGTACACTGCACAGCAAGCAGTCAGCATGCGACTATTAAAGAACTCTTACTTGAGTTTAAAAGAAAAGGCTGGTCAAAGCCTGGCTACCACCATATCGTGGATGTGAACGGAAAGGTCTTTAACACGCTTTCAGAAGATGAAGTGAGCAATGGTGTAAAAGGATTTAATTCAAATCTTATAAACGTTGCTTACATTGGTGGAATTGACGCCAAAGGAAAACCAGTAGATAACAGAACTGAAGAGCAAAAGAAGTCACTCTCATTGCTTTTAAAGGCACTTAAGAAAAAGTACCCAAATGCTATTATTCAGGGACACAGGGACTTTTCACCAGACACAAATAAAAATGGCATCGTTGACCCATGGGAGCGCATTAAGGCGTGTCCTTGTTTTGATGCTAAAGTCGAATATAAAAACTTATAAAACATGAGAAATCTAATCTACTTACTGCTTCTGTTATTACTTACAGAATGTTGCAGTACAAAAAAGCTAGTAGCAGAAACGCATACAACGGTTGTGCGTGATTCGGTAGTGCTGCGTGATTCGTTTGTGGTAAAACATTTAACCTCTTATCTCGATTCAATTGTTGTGAGAGATTCTGTGGTACTTGTTTATAACGACGCAGGAAAACTGCTGTCGAAAGAGCGGTTTTTACTTCACGATAGGCAGCGCAAAACGGACATTAAAAATACAGAGCAAAATGTGCGACAGGAGCGAACGCAAAAGCAGAAGAATATTATAGGAATAAAAAAGAAAGAAACAGTTACACACGACTTCACTTTTGCGAATTTTGCTCGAATAATAGCAATAATGATAGCTCTATTAGTGATAGCCTATGTAATATATAAATCAAGAAACTTATGGAAGTTCTTGCGAAAAATGGTCAAACCCTAGCAGATGTAGCAATCCAAGAATATGGATGTTTGGAAGCAGTTGTAAAGCTTTCATTAGACAATGGTAAAAGCGTAAGTGAAATACCAACGCCTGGCGCAAAGCTACAACTTCACCAGCACATATATAATAAGGTGTTGCAGAAATATTGCAAGGTGCATTCAGTATCACCTGCAACTGCTTACGATTCACGTTCAAAAGCAAGACAGGGAGTATTTAATAAAATCTTTAACTCAGCATTTAAATAATGGCACGATCTATTTCTGAAATAAAGCGAACAATGACAGATGCATTCATGCAAGATAAAGCAATTCGTAAGGCTTACGATCTTCCAGAAGGAAAAACTCGTTTTGCAGATTGTTTTTCAGCTGTTAGTCTAGAAAACTTGCTTTTTTACATAGTTGCTGCGTGCCACTATGTACTAGAAAGCATCTTTGAAAAGTTTACCCAGGATGTCGAGCAGAAAATATCAAGAGCTGTGGTAGCAAGTATTCCATGGTATTTTGATAAGGCAAAAGCCTTTCAGTATGGCGACGCTCTAGTCCTAAATCCTCGCACATTTGGTTATGAATATGCGAAGATCGACACTTTAAAACAGCTTGTAAAATATGTTGCTGTAAGAGATAGAGGTGCCTCGATTGAAATGCTAGTGTCTGCAGAGAAAGACGGAAAGCCGACACCGCTTTCAGATGACATTTTAACAGCGTTTAAACACTATATAAATGCTATTAAAATAGCAGGTGTTGTAATTAACGTGAGAACAAGAAAAGCAGATGAACTAACTATTGCGGTGAAGGTTGTCGTTGACCCATTGAAGATTAATCGACAAGGCATCGATATCGCCTCATCTGAAAAGGTAGTTGAACATGCAATTGAGAACTATCTTGCAGACATCGTATATGGTGGAACTTTCAACAAAACAAAACTTGTTGATGCTATTCAGCGTGTAGATGGTGTTGTAGATGTTGTTCTTGGAACTTGCAAATACAAAGCAGGTGATGATTTTAAAGAAATTGCAGGAAATAACTACACCGCAGTAGGTGGTAGCTTCATTGCAGTTGGACTTGATAAAACGATTGAGTATGTGGTATAATGTGGATTTTAATAGATGGATTGAGCAGCTCGTTCCACCCATCTTGCGTTCAAAGGTGCTCCTTGTAATTCTAAAAGCGATGATCATACCTGTTATCTATATACACGAGGAGTTCTTAAAGAAGAAGAACGATGTAGAACGAAGACTTGACACAACAGCGCAACGAACTTCGATAGAAAGCTATCTTAATGGCTTGTTCTTCTTGAAAAATAGAGAGATACAAATTGAGGAGATAGACAATAGTAATAAGGTGTATATATATTTTGCGGATGAAAATCAGGTTGCACCATTTATCAATAACAAGTTCATTCTTTACGAATTAGGCGAAGTTCCAGACAAACCTAACTTTATAGTGCATATACCTACGTTTTTATGTACATCATTAGAGATTGAAAAAGACAAATACAAAGGAGAATTTTTGACAAAAATAGTCAATGCCTTAAACGTTTATAAACCAGCTGGTAAAAGATACAGCATTAACTTATACGAAGTATGAAAGAGATTAATTTTCACGATGGCGGAATGCCAATTCATTTGGATGATCTTAAATTGCTACAAAGCTTTTCAAAGGATATTGTTTTGCTTTTGATTAAGTCTCTTGTAGGCGAAGAAGTCGAAGCCTTTGCAATGAATCGACCAAAAGTAAAACGAGCACCTGAAGGTGGCGTTATTGTTTTGCCTGGTGCGATGTATGTAGAAGGTGACATCCTATCATGGAATGAAACACGAGTTGCAGATATTATAGAAGGCATGCCTATATATGCTTGCATTCGTGAAGTCACATCGGATAATCGTCTTTTTGCAGACGGTCAAGAACACCCTTGCAGAATTGAAAAAGAAGTGTATTTTTCTTCTTCAAAGGATGGTGTTGCAAAAGCTTACGATATTACAACTATTGCTGTATTTGCAGATTTGTTGCAAGAGCGAATCAAATTTGGAGATTGGCAGAATATGGTTTTGAGAGATCACTTCTATAATGGATATTCAGGAACATTCTCAATTCGTGAAGTAAACAGACGATATCGTGTACAAGCAAAAATTGAAAGTGACGCAACCGTGTGGACCAGCAAGTATGAATGGCCAGGTCGCAATTTTTGTTCAATTTTTGACAGCATTCCTGCACCATATAAGTGGAAAACTTCGTTTAGACAAGGAGTTGACGTTAAGAGTAAACTTGGATCACCTCTTGGAAAGTTGATATGTACAACTAGTGAGGTTTTTGTTTTTGAGCCTGTAGATACAAACTTAACTCCTCGAGATTGTCCAATTATTTTAGATATAACACTATGACAAATATTTATAATTTACAAGAGCGTGCAAATGCGCTGAGAAAACGCTATATAGCTGCATCTATAACACCTGAAGAAGTAGGAGGTTTGATCGCGGACACGCTAGAATTTATTTCGTTGATGGAACGTAATACAGCGTCTTTAGGCATTACAAAAGTTTATAACAGCATTGCTGCGATGGAGGGTGATAAATCTCCAAATGTCGATGGGAAGCCTCTTCGACAAGGACAGCTTGTGAGTATTTATAATGCAGCAAATAAAGCAGACATTCACAATGGCGATATTTACATGTATGATAAAGATGGCTGGTCTTTTGTGAGTAATATCGCAAATGTGATTGTAGGCTCTTCTCCATGGCAGGCTTACTCAGGCGCAAAAGGACAAACTTTGGAAGAGAATTTAGCGCAAGAAACAACTGCAAGAACAACTGCTATCACTGAGGTGAAAGAGAAGATAGACCGTGAAGTTGCAGAGCTTGTAAAACGTCTTTCAACTTTGGAGAGCAAAAAGCCGTCAGGAGAGTTGTATAATATTCTTGAATTTGACGGCTTTACAGATAGAGCAGTTACACCACAAATGGAAAGTGCAACAGGTAGCTTTAAGATATTATTTGATGCTACAAACAAACGCTTTGTTGCAAAAATCAATGGTCAAAACAACTATTCAGCAGGTTGGCTTTCAGAAGGCGAAGCAACATCTACTGATAGTGACTATCAAACGCAAGGAAGCAACCCACGACCATTTGCAAAGAAAATCTATATAAATAGAGCAAATAACACTTCATATCGTTGGAATGGTGAAGAACTTGTTCAAATTGGCGCAAGTAATGAAAACTCTGCAAATACAAAAGCTAACTATGTAAAGGAAGTAAAAGACCTAACGCCTACTTTCGTGAAAGGTGGTTTTATTGATAATAAAAATAGCGTTGTAAATTATGCAAATTCATCTTATTGCAAAGATTTGAGCGTTAAAGGCTTTGACCTCATTAAAACGAATGCAGGTTGGTTCGCAGGTGCTCGAACTTTGCTTTTAGACGATGGCGGAAGAGTGCTAAAAAATGTAACTTATGAAAATGAGCAAGGCACTTCTACAAGTGAAAAAATCATCGATTTGACCGAGTTCCCAAATGTCGCAAAAATTTCGATTTCAACAGGTCACGAAAACACTTATGTTATAGGTGAAAAAACGACAAAAACACTCATTCAAGATTATTTGCTCGAACACGATTTAAGCAAAATCTCGAAGTTAGAAGATGAACTAAAGCCGCTTACAATTTTCACACGTTCAGAAGGCTTTTACAACGATAGTTTAGTATGGACTAATTCGCCTAATAAGTTCAGCGTAAAACACACCGATATTAACTTGCTTAAAGTTAGCGAGGGAATGAAATTTAGCTACAAAGGCTTTGCTCTTGGAACAGCGGTTAATTATGCTTTTTTCGATGAAAATAAAAACAAAGTATCTTCGGTCGTTGGCAAAGATTTGCGTGCAGGTGTAGACGTAGTTATTCCCGCAGGCGTTAAATACGTTTTCTTTCAATCCTTCAGCACAGACGCAAACCCCGAAAGCGTTGTATTTTCGTTAGTTACAAAGGATTGGTTTCGTGCATACATCGAGAGTTTAGTTGATGTTAAAACGCTTAATATGTTGAAAGCTTCGAATGTGCTTTGGGGCAAAAAATATGTAGCGATTGGCGACAGCTTTACCGATGTTATAGGCACTGAAAAAATTGAGGAAGACGGGGCTTTTAAAGGTAGTCCAAAAGTATATCCTTATATTATTGGAAACCGCAATAATATGGGCGTTTTGAATCAAGGCACAAGTGGGACAACCCTAAACCAATACATTGTAAATCGAAAGTTTGAAAACATCCCTAACGATGTTGATTATATTACTATTTGGTTTGGCATAAACGACAAAGGACACGGCATTCAAATAGGCACAGCAACCGACAAAGTGGAAGCTTGGAGCAACGAAAAATCGGGAAGCACTGGCGCAGCGTTTAACTATATCTTTGAGTGGATTTTTACAAATAGACCATTCGCCCACGTTGGAGTCGTCGTTACTGATTTCGCAGAGCAAGAGAGAAGAAATGTAATTATCGAATGTTGCAAACGCTGGGGAGTCGCTTTTTTGGATTTGTATAGCCCCACAATACCGATGATTAGAACGAGAGGCGAGCAAATCGAAATCGACCCAAAAATTAAAGAAATTCGAGATAAGCAATTTTCGCTAAATGGTGTAAAAGACATGCACCCGAACAACAAAGCTCACCAATGGCAAAGCACTATTATCGAGAATTTTATGAGAGGTTTATAGCATTTTAATTGATCTTTCGATTCACACAATTAATATTTTGAAGAACTTAAAGATAATACTTATTTTGTTGCTTCTGAAAATACTGCAACAATGAAAGGTATAGCAAAGTTTGTGGAGCAATTAAACTAAAAAATATGAAGTAAAACTATAAAATATCTAGTTTTGGGGGTATAAAAATCCCCCAACCTTGTAAATATCATCTCACCTACATTTACAAATAAAGCGCACAGCCCAGTGGTCGGGGGACAAGATCCTCTGCCTGGGTTGTGCGTTTTTTATTATGAAAACAAATGCAAGTGAGAGGTGCAAAATTACAAATAATAATCGAAAAACAAAAAACATTATGCAATTAAAGAAAAATTATTTCCAATCTCCATTACCCTTTATGGGGCAAAAGCGCAAGTTTATAAAAGATGTAAAAACAATATTATCTCATTACAAAGATGATGTAACTATTGTAGATTTATTTGGTGGTTCTGGACTGCTTTCACATACCGCAAAGCAAGAAAAACCACTTGCAAAAGTCGTGTATAACGATTTTGACAATTACAGCAGACGTCTAAAAGCAATACCGCAAACTAATGAGCTGCTTGCTAAAATTAGGGAGCTTACAAAAGAACTTCCAAGAGATAAAATGATTGCTAAAGACATTAAAGAAGCTATATTAGATATTGTGAAAGCGCATGAAGAGAAATATGGCTTTGTGGATTATATAACACTGTCTTCTTCGCTTTTATTCTCAATGAAATATGTAACGAGCTTCGAAGAACTTACAAAGCAAACATTCTATAATGTCGTAAGGCAAAGCGACTTCAACGCAGATGGTTATCTCGATGGCGTGGAAGTAGTGTCTAAAGACTATAAGGAGTTATTTCAAGACTATAAAGATACACCTAACGTGCTATTTTTAGTTGATCCTCCATATCTCTCAACTGAAGTAGGCACTTATACAATGACGTGGGGATTAAAAGAATATCTCGATGTGCTTTCAATACTTGTAAATCGTGACTATATTTACTTTACATCGAATAAATCTCAAATATTAGAGCTTTGCGAATGGATGGGTGAAAACAAAGAGAATTGCAATCCCTTTGAACATGCTACACAGGTGAAAGTGAATACCACGATGAACTATAATTCAAAGTATACAGATATAATGGTGTATAAAAAGCATTGATTTATACTGCATTTGAATAGCGTTTAAACGTTATTTGAATGCAGTTATATACCTTATTATATATATAGCGTAAATAATTAAGTGCAGCGCAAAGTTGTATATAAGTAAAAAAGTAACTATCTTT